GTAGATCGGCCACAGAAGCACAGATACATTTATTTTCTTGGTAGTAAAACCGAGAGAAAAAACTACATGAATAAACTAAATTACAAAATACAAGATTACCCAAAGAAAGGATAAAAGATTATGACATATGTTAGTAAAAGTATAGATAACAGAACAGCGAAAGGAATCCTCAAGGATTTCATGGATAGACGAATGTCTTACCAAGCACTAATGCTCAAATATGAGTTGCCAATCAGGGACATTAAATTCCATTTAAGTACCCAACTTGACATCCCTCAGAATAGTTTAATTTCTTACAGAAGTTTAAACAAGATTGCACTTACATCTAAGGGTAAAATTAAATCAAAAGTGATTGGAATAGTTGTAGATGTTTTAGCATTCAGATTGCATCAATTAATAAGCGATGAAGAGATGCCCAAGAAAACATTTCAGGAGATTGGGAATGATCATGGAGTAAGCAAGCAAAGGGTTGAGCAGATACAGGCTCAAGTGGTTGAGCATTTGGAAGTCAAATTGGAAAGGAACTTAGGATGACAATCACAGGATACTTATGCTTTATGCTAGTACTAATCATACTGATAACACTTATGTATCGAGATTGATGAGCAAGCAAAATAACGATGATGACCTGTTACCAAAAATACTACTTAGCCTATCTTTCTTTTTTGTATTCAGGATAGTAAAGTGGATGTTCAACAGAGGTTGGTTTAACAGGTTTTTATAAACAGATGAATAGTGAGGTGAATAATGAGTTTTAATAAAAAAGAATACATGAAGGAATATAATAAAAATTACAGGAAAAGGTACAGGGAAGATCCTGATAATATAATTAAAATAGCAGAGGTAGGAAAAAAATATAGAGAGGAAAATGCAGAAGCTATTAAGAAAAGAAGGATCGAAAGTAGAAAAAAGAACAGGGAGAAAATACTTCTACAAAAGAGAGCTTGGTATCAAAGAAATAAAAAGAAAATACTTCAATCACAAAAGGATAAGAAGTATTGGAGGAGGTACAGAAAGTTACAATATAATGCACATATACTTACATATAATGATGCAACAAGAGAAGAAAGGATGCGGAAAGCGATAGAGAGGTCACAAAAGAATTATCGGGAAAGTCCGAATGGTAAGGTTGCTGTAAAGCTTAGACGTGCATTACTTCACTATGTTAAAAACAAAACAAAGTCTTCGATAAAACTATTAGGATGCACAATAGAAAAAGCATGTGATAGTTTGGAATCCAAATTCAAAGAAGGGATGGATTGGGAAAACATGGGTAGAGGTGGATGGCATATTGATCATATTATCCCATGTGCATTCTTTGATCTCACAAAGCCGAGTCACCAAAAGGTTTGTTTCAATTGGCAGAACCTTCAACCATTATGGGAATCTGAGAACTGCTCAAAGAGTAGTAAGATCCATTGGTCAATTGTTTTAACCATACTGATAAACAATTACAAAACCATTGAAGTATAGATGACATAACCTAACCAACCCCGTACCCCCTCTTAAAAGCGTTTTGTTTTGAGACATGAGCCTAGACCCTCGTAATCAATCAAAACGCTTTTTTGGTGCTTTCGGGAGGCTAATTCAGCCTATTGGGAAGATTAACGCTGAACAATCCATGAGCCTTGTCGAAGTCCAACAACTCATCCAACCCATTTTGTCCACCTCTGTTCTTAGCAATGTGGCACTTGATTACTTCGATTGGTTGATCAAGTGATTCCTCATCCTCATCCCCATCCTTGTGAACGGAGAGAAGCATTGCAGTATCACAATCCTGTTCGATTGCCCCTGACTCACGAAGATCGGATAACATGGGATCTCGACCTGCCGTTTCCAAATTCCTGTTCAATTGGCTTAGGGCTAAGATGGGTACATCAAGTTCCATTGCCAATTGCTTTAATGACCTCGATATAAAATCGACCTCTTGAGTCCGTGACTTGAATCCATGCGCTGACAGGAGTTGGAGATAATCAATCACTGCAAGCCCCAAGTCACCCTTTGCTCTCTCTTGGAAAAGAAATGCTCGGAAGGAATCCAATGTCGCTTTATTATCATCCTTGAAGGTCAGGGGAAGATTACTCATGCGATTAACACTTTCCTCAATCTTCTGCCGTTTCGATTCAGTCAGGTCACCTTTCTTTCTCGGACGATAGACCATTGAGTCACGGACAAGCATCCGACCTGCACATTCGGTTGCCGACATCTCTAGGGAAGCATAGGCGACCCTGTATCCTTTGGAAGCAACCTGATGGGAGAACTGAATGGCAAGTGCTGACTTACCAATCCCCGGCCTTGCCCCTAATGCATACAACCTACCCCTTTGGAAACCTCCACCGAATGCAAAGTCTAAAGTTTTAAATCCTGTGGATACTGCTGTTGAGTTGCCCTCATCAATAGCAAAGAACTCATCCCTTGCTTTCTTGACTGCACTACTCACCTTGCTTTGCCCACTCCCTGACGATAGTGCCTTGGCTACCTTGCTATTGAACTGACCTGCAATATTCTCAACTGATGTTCCTTGCTCTAGTGCTTCCATCGCTTCCTTGAGAGCCAAGTCAGTTATCCTTTGATTTCTTGAGGAAACCAATTGCTCAACATACCGATCAATCTTTCCCCCACCATAACGCTCAGATAGAGCTAAAGCCTCTTGAGAGCATTCGGGTAGCTCAATGCAGACATCAACCTCATTGATATCATGCTTCTGATTGATGAGATTGAAGATCTTCTGATGAGCCTCTGATGAAAAATCAGATTCAGTGAGTAGCTCGCAAGCCTTGGCACTTGATAATCCACTATCATCTCGTAGACACGCAGATAGTACTGCCTGTTCAGATATCTGATAATCCATCAGTCTAAGGAGATTCGATTAACCTTAGTGGATTTGCTAGAGGAAGGAACTTTATCCTTTAACCAATTCCTACAGGCATTCCTGTAGCAAGCAATCCAATCGACATATTTCTTGTCACCTGCTTCAGCCCAATTACGAAAGTACTCAACTGCTCTTTTGTGATCAAGGTTCTCATCGCTTGCGATGGTTACCGGGGGATTGAAATCTTTGGGTATGGAACAAGCACGTTTTTTGGGAGTTACCTTTTTTTTCTTTTTTTCTATATAATTATTAGTAACTTCCGAAGGAAGTGTCGCGCGTACGTGAGGGATATCGCCCAAAATGTCCGCATTTTGTCCGCATTTTGTCCGCAAAACTTCCACATTTTGTCCGCATTTTGTGGATAAAATATCTGCGAAAAGTGAACGGATTGCCGAGGTAAAAGTGGAGTATCTGTCCTTATTATTATTATAATATTCATACAATTTATCATGTAATTCATTATCAATTCTTATCCTAATTTCTTTTTTCATTTCATTATTCCCAACTTTTCTTGTTTAATAGTGTTAAAAAATCATCCAATTTGCATGTAAAAAGTATGTCTGCATTGTTCTTTTTATGGATGACACATGGTGCTTTTTCACCTGAATCTTTGATCGATTGTAGCATAGCATTATCTATATTTAATCTCTCAACTGCCTTGCATTCTATGTGAAAAGGGAAGTCGCTACTGACCACATCAGGTGAGTCAGGACTCCCTGCAAATTGTTGTCCACGCCTTGCAGGGAATCCATTATCACTTAATATATGTGCAACTTTACGCTCAAACGCTTTACCTTTTCGATTTGCGTTTATTTTTTTTGCCATCTGTTATTGCTTTAGTTACCTCGTTTATATCATACAGGGTTTCTCTTCCTACTATCTGTTTCTCTAACCCCTTTATGTACTTACTTATTGTGTTCCTTGATAGTCTAAGGTGCTTTGCCAATTTAGTAATCGACATCTTTCCATGAGTTATTTTATTGCTCATGTCAAGCACCTGAACACTATCAGGGTATCCATCCCATACTCCTGTTTCCACACATTTTGCCCATTTAGTACAGGCTTGCTCCATCATAGGAATATATTTCTCTACATCATCGTTGGAGATCTCATATATACCTGTCAGATATGGTGGAGTTTTTTCTACCGCAAAGAATATAAATCTCTTTGGGTTCTCACCACACAATCTTAATCCATGTAGATACCAAGCGGCCTGAAAAGCATAACCATATTTATGTACGCTTCTCTTAAACTCTCTTGGACTCGCATCTGTAGTGGATTTAAGATCAATGATTGTTCCATCTGATGGGGAGTAATAGTCAGGTCTTACCTTGCAACTTGCACCCATAAGCTCAAAGAATCCTGTGCCTTCAATTATCTTGTCAGGCTCAGATAGATAACTCTCTAAGAATGGATGCTCCTTAGCCTCTTCGGACATCTCTATTACTTTATCCCAATCAGATGGACTCAACCATCTCTTTTGTGGATTTGATTTCTCAATCAACTCAAACGCTTCTTTATAGTGTTTTGTCCGAGATGATTGACCATCAATTTCGCTTGGCTTCACGGCATACTCTTCATCGAGCTTATGTGGCTCAAGTGTAGCAGTATGAAACGCTCCACCAATAACGAAATGAGGGGCATCAGTTTTTGTTGTTTGTTGTTTGTGTCGCACAAGCTTTGGGCAAGTGTTCAGCAAGTCAAATGCCGTACTCCTACCCAATTCAGGTCTTGAATGATACTCGCTATTGCTTATATCAACCTGTAGCATTGTCCTTGATCTGTTTCAGGGTTACATCAAAACTAGACCTTTGTATCTCCTCCTTCTGAGGTGATAAAGCCCTTGTAGATACATTACTTTTACCAAGTCTCTTGAGGTTTGCAATCTTTGCATGAGCAATCCTTGGATCATGTCCATCCAATAGATACCTGTGTAATGTATCCATTGCATCAATAGCATCCGCTACTGATCCCTCAAACTCATACCTAGATGGACTACTATGTACCTCAATAGTAAACTTTCCACTCATGATTCGGGCAATGGATCGCCACCATCAAACAATGCTTTTGTATCGATTGTTGTTGATGCAAGCTTTTGCTTGATCTCATCAGTCAACTCCTTCTCCTTGCATGGAGTAACCTCATACTTAGTCAGCATCTGCTCACCTTCCTTCTTTACCTTGATATCATAGTTACGAGGATCTCCCCACTCAGGATCATTTGCCAACTCACGAATCTTTGTCCGTATAGTTGCCTGAGTAATATTCCAAATCTGAATTGCTTCCACTTGGTAATTCCAAACAGGAACTGCCATGAATACTTTTGGATCATCATTGAAATCCAATTTAGGTGCTTCTGCTTTAAGATCCCAACGATGAACTTTCTTACTATCATCTCCACCTGTCCATCCTTCTTTGCCGAAGATGAGTAATCCATCATCACCTCCACCTAATAAACGAAGACGATTTTCACCATCCTGTAATCTTACATACTTACCTGCTTTAACAGGCTCTTCACTAATGTTGTCTAAGAATCCCATAATATTATTTTTGTTTTATGTTTTAGTTATGCCCTGTTGGGCGAGAGATTTGAACATAAACAGGTATTGCACAAATATGTCAACACATAAAAAAGCTACCCCCTCTCAGAGGTAGCTACATAATAAGGATAATATTATGAATAATGAATGTAAGTACAATCTACCTATATCGGTGAAAGTGTCAAGGGTTAGTTGGTTCTAGGTTGGGTCGAGTGATTCGTTTCCTAATAGGTCTTTTAGGTATACGCATCCTAATCTTAGTCCTTTCCTCGTCACTCATGTCTAAAATAGATTGCACCTGATCTAGCACAAACTCCCCAACATTTTCATTTTTATTTCTTGTGGCTAATTCATACACTGCCATAATTCTATTTGCTGAAAGACCTTTTTTTCCTAACGATGCAATATCTTCCTGTAACTTTTTTATATTGTTAACACCATAGGCAGAGTCTTCAATATCATATCGTTCGCGCTCAGAAAGAATTTTCTTAGATACCATAGCATTTAAGAAATACTGATCTCTACTTCTTACAGCTTTAGGCGTTTTTACATCCTCAAGAAGTCTTTTCATTAAGACAGGATCTCTCGTAGCTTCAATAAGTACCTTTCTAAGTTTATCTTTTGGTAATCTAGACATTAGGTCTTTACCGGCCTTAGAGAAAATTGATGAAATAACTAACTCATGTCCAATCCCACTAACTATAGGGCTTGCCTGTGCGACAAATACACCTCCAAGTCTCCCCATAATATCAGCAAGTGCATCACCTTTGGGTAAAAGGTCTACAGCTTCACTAGGGGCAATGCCTTCTCTAATTAAGAGATTTTTTTCTAGCTCAATAGCTTTATCTGCCATTAGCTTTATAGAATTAATCTGTTCCTTAGTGAATATTTTAGCAGATAATAAATCTTGTTCGAGTGTTGTCTTGCCTTGTTTTTGCTCAAGCAAATCTTTAATATTTTTACCACTTATAAGATTTAAATCTGCTACCTCTTCTCCATAAGGCGTATACTTTCTTTTAAGAAAAGATTTATTAATCAAATTTTGCAGTACAGAATATTGTACACCTTCAAGAGCTTGAATTGGGTCTTGCTTATGGAATTGCTTTCTTTTGATTAAATCTGTTAGCTTAAATAATTCTTTTTTTCTATTAGTGCTACTAAATAAAGTTTTATCTATAAACTCCTTAACGCCACTTAAATTTCTAGGACTTGGTTTTGTATCTAAAATGTTTTGTAAAATTTTTTGTGTTGGCGCTTCATTCATTTGCTTATGATATTCTTGCATTTTTTTCACGAATAAAGCCTGATTACGGGGTTCACTCAAAGCATCATACATACCAAGGGCTTTTAAACCTTCTTGGTTTTTAATCATAAATGTACTTAATTTATCAGCATCAACCAATCCATTTGGGTCAATAGCTTTATCAACTGCGGCTAAATAAAACTTACCTAGTGGGTTGGCATTTTCTTTAGACAATATTTGCCCTCTAGTTGCTACTAATAAATCGTTAAATGTGTTGTATGCTAACTGCTCTCCGCCAAGCAATTTTTTTTCTAAGATCAAATCAGGCTTAGGTAAATTACCTTGACCACTTTTTTTAAGTAATTCGGATACAACATCTATATCCAAAAAACCATATTTATTTCTAGTGGCCGCATTTGCTATTCTTATTTGAGCGCCAAATCTTTTACTGATTTTATTTAAATCATTGTACACACCATTTTGCATAATGGTTAACTCTCTTACTAGGGGAAGATTGTTTGCATTTTTTGCTTCTCTTATTCTTTTCGATAATTCTTTTTTTGCATCGATTAAGTCACCTGAACTTACACCTCTAGCTTTTACGGGATCAATGGATTCACCGATATCTCTTACTGCCCTAAGTTTACTTAAGGACTCAGGAACAAAAGGTGTAGACCCTTCGTCAATAAGGCTAGATATTGCCAATTGAGTTTCATTAGTTTGTGCATTTAGGGTTCTATCAAGCTTATTCCATTGTGAAGTTTCATAATCATCAAGTTGTTTGAGATTTTTATCTATAATCTTTCTGATTTGTACAGCACTACTTTGTTTTGCAAGTGGTGCATTTGGCGATTTAACTAATCTTGCTTGTTTTTGTAGGTTTTTTATTTTAGTAATCTCATTACTAATCTTAGTGCTAAAAAGTGCATTTATTTGAGCCACTCTAGCATCTGCAATTTCCCTTACTATTTCAGGATTTGCACCTTCAATTTTTAAAACATTATCAAAAGCATTATTTAGTGTGACTACTGCATTTTTTGCCTCCTTTGCCGCCTCTTCACTTACATCAGGAATGTTGTTTATTATTGCAGATTCAATTGCAAGTAACTCCTTGTTTCCTGTTAATAAGCCTACAGATGTACCCGGTAGTTTACCCTCAACTAAACCCTGTTTACTTATTGCTTCACTTAAAACTTTTATAGCTTCTGATGGATTCATATCCACCTTTGCAAAGTATTTACTTAATTCCTTACTGAGTTCAGCTTCTATTGCCTTATCTCCTTGCAGTAACATACGTGCTACTTTAGTAGCTTGTTTTGCTGTCCTTGGTACAGCTTCTCTTGTTATGGAATTTAAGAAAGAAGTTAAAGCAACTCCACCTGATGCTACAAGCGGAACAGGTGCTAATGTTCCAATCATCCTTGCATTTTCATTACCGGGTGCTATTTTTTCCGCTACCCCACCACCTAAAGCTTGTAGTGTGGCTACACCTGTTTCCACACCTGCATATGCTAATGGATTTTTAGCAAAAGCTTGAACTTGATCATTAACTGCTTGCTTAACTGCAAAACCTCTTCCCTGACTCATTGCAACAGGAGTGGGTGCAAGTTTGGCAAACCTAGCAGATATCGCTTGTGGAGCAAAGAAACTCATACCTATAGCCAACTCCTCTCCACCTACGGCATATGGCCGTAACCTTGATGGCATATCTCCAAGTGTGGCAGGTTCAGATGTACTCTGTACGCCTAATATTGCTTGCGTTATAGGGTTTAAGATTCTTGGCTTAGAATCATCTGCTGTTGGTAAACGCTCGGAACTATAATATCCACCTCCTAGACCCTGCAGGCTTCTGCTTAGGTTTTTTGAACCAAAAGGACTTTCACCCTCGGACATACCTAATCTATTTGCTATAGCTTGTGATATATCAGGCAAAGCGCCCATAATATCTACACCTTTTTCTTGGAAACCACGACCTATAGTATCAATTTGTTGAGCCAAGCTAGGATCTTTTTGTGTCTGCTCCTGTAGAGCAATCGACATCCTTTTTGCTCTTTCAGCATTTAAAGACTCATAGTGACTTTTTGCCTCTGCATAGCCTACTTCTCCTTGTAATCCAATATTTTCTCCTAAATAATTTTGAAATTTACTATGTTGATTATCAAGATCTTTATTGCTTAATCGAGAAGGATCAAATGGTAGTTTAGTATTTTGTTGCTCATCCATAATTATCGGGCAAGTATATCGAGTGGGCTAATATTCGAATTTGTTTTATTTGTATCTCTTGGCAAACTTTGAAGCAATTCTTCACTTTGTAAAAGAGCATCTACATCAGATAAAGAACCCATGCTACCATCTGAAGGAATGTCACCATAGTATCGATTAACTATTTCTTCTATGATTGGTAGATTAGCCTCGATTCCTTTCTTGGTACTCATAGCTTCTGCAAAAGCTTCTGTTTTGGGATTGAGAGTTCCTATAGCATCATTTGCTCTATTCAACTGATCCCTTAATAAACCTACAGTTTCTGCCATCTTTGCCATGCCTTCTTCAGGATCATCGGATGATAAAGGTATACTTCGTTCGATTCGTTTAATCTGATAATCCGTCATCTTTCCACCAAACGTCTCCATCAAAAGTGGTTCTAATGTTCTACCAATAGTAGTTATTCTCTGTGATGCAGTTAATTTTTCCTCACCACCTTCCAAGATAGTATCAGGGAGTGTTCCAATGCCCACATATCTTGCGGCACTTTGTATAGCGTCTTCAATTTGGCGAGGTATTGTTCCTCTGAAACCTCTTTCAGGATCAACCATTTTAATAGTAGGTGTAGCGATTGGTGTTTGATCAACATCCACCACATTCTCTATTCCTGTACCAAGAATAGAAAATTGACCTGTCGTTGGATCTTTCCGAAGTAATGTAGTGCCTCTTCTAAATAAATTGGGCACAGCTTGACCACCCACTTCAGTCACAGGTTGTACTTCTTGAGATGCTTCTATTTCTTTCTTTTCAATTTCAGCAATTTTTCCTCTTGCTTCCATTTCAGGAGGAAATACTTTTCGCATTTTTATGTCATCGTCCCTCTGTCTAATAGATTCCGCTAGACTAAGTACGTCTTTCGAGATACCTAGCTGCTTAATAACTCTATCGAATATCGATTGCTCTTTCTTAAGTTTTTGGTTCTCCTCAGATATTTCCATGCTTGCAAGTGTTGCCTGATCAGCAATTTGGGCACTACGCAATTTCTGTGTAACCCCAAGATTCTGCATAAAACTTAATGCTTCTGTTCTTCTTTGTGTCAATGGAATCTCAGGATCATTTATTCTTGCATCTTGTGCTTCATATAGATCAGCAAAGTCATCATCAGCTTTTGCAAGTGTTTTAAGAGCCATTGATACACCTTTGATCTGCCCCTCAGACTCTTTGTTACGCTTCTTAGTATCAAAGTAAGTAGTAGCCAAACCACCTAAAGTCTGCCCTATTTGCTGACCAAGCTGACCTTGTACTCTACCTGCTTCCAATATTGCCGAGGGATCTATCCTCATCAACCCCGCCTGTACTGTATCTCCTATTGCCATAGTTATTTCCTTCCCGCTAAGAATCCTCCTGCTATTGAACCTAACCCACTTAACAATCCACCTGCCATTCCACCTGCCGCCTGTTCTCTAGCCGCATAAGTGGCGGCGTTGTAATTAGCTCGGTTAGCCAACTCTTGCATACCAATATTCACACCCGCATCAGGATTTATTCGAGTCACCTGTTCCTGCGGTATGCCGAACAAAGCCGCCCTTGCTCCGTATCCCTGTTGCGTGTAATTGCCTCCACCCCTCGCCATCATTAATGGATCGACTGAAGTGGCACGATTTAAGTTACTTGCAAAACCTCCAAGGCTTTGTGCCTGTTGGCGATTCTCGCGAAGGATATCACGAAGGTAGTCTTCCCTACTCATCGCCTCTGCCGCAATCGCCGCATTGTCCATGTCGCGTCCGCGAGCTACCAATGACTCCCGAGCCGATTGAGTTGCCCTGCGTCTCATCTCAGGAGATAAATCCTGCATCTGTGCTTCCTGAAACGCTTGGTCGGCCAACTGATTAGCCTGCTCCACGCGAGCCTGCATAAGCGGATCGGATGCTCTAGCCGCCTGTGTCATGTCAGCACCGAATCGATTCATCAGAGATATATCAGTACCCGCCTGACGCTCGGCCATGCGACCACCAAACTCCTGTGCCCTCATAGCCTCCTGTTCGGCTAGGCTTGCCATCGGATCAGCGGCTCTTCGGGCAAGACTCATCTGTAAATCCTGATACTGAGGATCGTATGTCTGACGAGTCTGTAAGAGTTGACCCTGTAGAGTGGGGTCTGCCATTGCAGATACATAATCGCGGGCAGATTTACCGACATCTAGTTTCTCTAATTTGGGTGGTGCTTTACCCCCACCAAAAAGTTTCTGCAAGAAGTAGGATGGAACCCCTGAACTATTTACCGGCTCACCTGCTCCTCCGGCATCTTTGAGCATTTGAGCTTCTGCCGAATTTATGTAAGCGAGTGACTCACCTTCGGGAGCATTCTCATTTAAAAGCAGAGCGGCCTGTGCCAATGGATCTTTGATATTTTTCTTCTTCATGGCTATTAAGTTTTAATTATATAATTTAAAATGATTGTGGGCTGAACATTGTTGTGAGCGCCACCGCCTCCTGTTGAACCACTGACAGTGCCCGGCCCGTTCGATAATACATAATCTTGACCTGGGTCATTGGCTGAACCCCCATCACCCCCATCGGGATCAATATCAGTTAGACCGCCATGCGTGTGAGATGGCATTTCTGAGGTTGCAAGGGTGTGTTCTTGTGTTCCATTTGTGCCTCTACCTGTATCACCTGGGTCACCATTGTTTGCACCTAAAACCACACCATTTATATTTGCCACAGATGATGATGTCAGTCGGCTCGCGGTGAGGCCATTCATATCATCCTTACCCGCAATCACTCGACCTCGTAAATCAGGTAAATTGAAATTACTACCTGTGCCCCCATAAGTTAACCCAATTGTATTGTATAATGCTTCGTAGTCCGCAATTGCAACAGACTGTCCACCACAAAACAACCATTCGTCATTAGGAAGATTCTCTCCGGCAAATGGCATGACTGTCCCTGTCGGCATTATTGAGCTTATGGCAGTGGTTGCCAATTTGTCAGATGTCACCGCTCCATCCTTTATATGATCCGTAGTGACTGCACGATTATCATCGATACTCGCACTGCTTAAAAGTTCATTTCCTGTTATTCCGTTATCAGGAACTTTTAGTTTTCCATCACCATTGTTTTGTCCATTATTGTAGAACTCATTGTTTACAATGATAGTAGACCCGTCAGCAGGTTCCTCAAAAGTCGCGAGATCCGCGATGTCCATTAACTTTTGTGATGTAACTTGATCACCCGATGAAAATTGTTGTCCTGTTTTAAGTATTGGCATTTTTTATCTCTCCTATTGAACTGAAGTTGTTGAACGATCTGTAATTCTAGCATCCACCTTCGTAGCCCGAACATAGGGTCTACCATTAGATGGTTGGAAGTCTGCTTGGATTCCGAATCCACGCTTTCTGA